TTACTATTGCGGATAACCTCACTTAGATATGAATCCCACTCCTGGAGATTTTTGATAACGTATCCATCAACATTAATTGGTCGGATATTTAGAACAGCTTCCAGCTTAGTTGCAAAAACTTTAATTGCTGGTGTGAAGTATTCATATTCGTTATCTTCAAACCAATAACCTAGACTTGCACTCTCAATACGAAGACGAAGTTTAAGATCAAGGTCTTTATCGTCGGTGTAAAGATCTTTCACCTGCCCCAGCGAACTAACAACAACTTTAAAACGAATCTTATCTACGCCACCAAAAACATCTTCAAGAATACCAGCAATTGAGCTATTAGCGCAAGATTGGTCGCTGAATGCATCAAGGTTTTCTTTAGTTACAGTATACCAAATATCTTGTACCCACATAATATAATCCTCTCGTTGTTAAGTGGGAGCATTATACCATACTCCCTTCGCATGTCAAGCATTAACTTTTTTCTTTACTGCTTTCACTTTCTGGCGAATTGCTCGAATATCTTCAATCTCTTTTTCAGTCTCGTTGACAATATTTCTACGGGATTGAAGTTCGTCCACGAGATTATCATCAAGTTTAGGCAGCATGTCGGTCAAGAACTTTTTAAGGTCTTTTAGGTTGCGAATAACAGCACCTTCACCCATTACCGCCACGCCTACACCATCCGGCAGATCACCGAACAGCTTAACCAGTTCAGACAGATGATCATGGTCTTCTAATGCTTCTTCCGGTTCAGATGGCAGTTCCACAAAGTGATAACGCTCGTCATTACTAAGCAGATGATACCAATGTAAACCAAAATCTTTCACGGTATATTCTACACCTTTAATTTCTACCGCGTCAACACTTCCGAAGTTATCCGCTTTAGTTACCTTGAAGCCGTGTTCTAGCTTCTCTACCACCTTAGCAACATGTTCAGAAAGAGTTTCTACAGTAAACCAGTAAGGCAGATTATGAGGATTCGGTTTGTATCGTTCACCGACTTTAAATCGCTGACCACCTTCCTGCATACGGGTATATTCAACTCGCGTGATCTCTGCGAAGTATTCAAATTCGCTACCGTCAAACAAACAATTCCATTGATCACAAAAACGTTCTGCCTTGACGGTTTCACCTTTCGCGGTGATCATGGTAGCTGATCCATGAAATTCTTCTTCAACTAAAAAGCCATATTCAACAAAATCAACAAGTTTCATGGCTTCTTTGTGCTCTGGATCATGCTCTCCCCAGAATCGCTTAAATTCCTGTAAACCTTCTGGAGTAAACGAATAGCACTTACCCTTTTCAAAGTAAGTCGGCATTGCATCTTCTTTCTTGTTCATCGCTTCGTATGCCTCTTTTGAGATGCGTTTAAAGAATTTACGCTCATTGTGCATGATCATAGTAGCCCAATAATCCACAATATCCTTAGCGGAATAAACTACATCGTCAGCCTCGATAGTGATAACATGACCAAAATCATCTTTTTCTAATACTTTAAAGCCTTTTTCTATGATTCCAGCAAGACGAATATGACCACGACGTGAGCTATCGGTCGGAGTAGTTGAATATCGAGAAAAATCTAGAAACTCATCTTTACCACCTTCACGGAATGCGTAGTAATGCCCTTCAAAGAATTTAGCCATAATATAATCCTCTCGTTGTTTAGATGGGAGTATCTTACTACTCCCGTTTCATTGTGTCAAGCGTTAAAGTGACTTTGGATCTCTTTCAATTCAGCTAATTTATCGGCGCTATATTTTGCTTGTTGTTCCATGCGCCTAATCTCACCTTTGATATAGGTTTGTAGCTTAGATTTATTCTTAAGCAGGAACTCTTTTAATTCTTCGACATTATCAAAATACACCTGATTGTCACAGATAAAATCTTCTAAAGTCAAGGATACCAAAGAAGATTTACCAAACAAGTTAATCAGATCTTCCAGAGATTCTTCTTTCTTAACTGGTTTCATTTCCGCAAACTGCTTTTTAGTGATACGCTTAAAGTATTTGCGCTCGCTTGCATCAATCAGAATAGATGCGCCCTCATAATCATGAGTTTCTACCAGATACACATTCCCAAACACATTAACGGTCAGAACTTTAAAGCCGTTACAAAGCACGTCATACAGGAACTTGTTATGTTGTGGATAGAGATTAACAAATTCTACCGCTGCCTCAGCATTACGGAAAGTGTAGTAACGGCCTCTTTCAAAAACAGCATCATTGGACTTAGCCGGATATACTTTGTATGTTTTCTGTACCATAATATAATCCTCTATTATTTTGCTAATTGAACAGCACGAAACAGAATGCGGTCACAAGGAAGTAGCATAAAGTTCCAACGCGGATCAAAGTCTTTTGCGGTGTACGTTTTACCATTAACAGAGATTTCACTAACATAACCAATCTCAGACACTTTAAGCACGGTAAATCCGTTCTTGATCACTTCGTAGGTATCTTTCAAACCTTCGTAGTCATCTTCCAGAAAGTCATTACGCGCTTGTTCAGATTTGAATACATAGGTTACGCCAGCTTTAAACATCTTACTCATTGTTGATTCTCCTTCTTGATTAGATGGGAGTATCTTACTACTCCCATTTCTTATTGTCAACTACTATCTTAATCTTTTATGAGTTTTTCAATTTTGTAATTAGTTGTTTCTTGAACTTCTTAACAATGTCTTTAGTATCATCGTCTTCGTTATACTCGAAACCTTCTTTACGCATAGTATCAAACATTTCATCACGAGTCAAGCCAGAAAATTGTTTAGTCTTGTCAATAACATATTGAGGGTGGAAGGGATTGTTTGTATAATCCGCTCCATAATAGTCAAGCATATTTTTAACAAATTGTTCTAGAGTTATATGACCAGATAATATTTCTGGATGTTTAGAGTAATACTCGGTGAAAACATCGTAACTCTTTTTTAACAGAAAATCTTTATCGATGGCATTTTCTATTTTAACAAACTCAAAAGGAGGATTTTCTTTAAGTCGCTTTTTATAAGCAGTTCTGCTTTCTGGAGTCAATTTAATAAATCCATTATCTATCTTGCTTCTCAATCTACTTTGTGTCCCCCCACGATTAAACCCATTCGCAGCATCACAATCAAGGTAAGTCGAAAATTTTCGACCCTGCGGATCTTGAACAACAAAATCATTTCTTCGAATATCAATAGGCAAAGACCACACGCCTATACGGTCAAGATCACCAGACAATAATCTAGAAACATGCTCCGGTAATAGACCATTATCTAACGCAAATTTTCTTTGGTCTATACATTCTACTATTTCCTTAGTATCCATGTTATAGATCTTGAACTTCTTAACTGTTTTTACCGTTTGAATATTACGAAGTTTTTCCAACGGACTACGACCCATAAACCAGCCATCAGCCAAATACTCATCTACTTTATCTGGATGTACATATTTCGTTTTACTACCGAAACGATACATAACAGGCCATGATGTGTGCTGATTTCCAACTTCGTAGTGACTATATCGTTCAATATCTTCTTGTGTCAATTCATCATAACAGCCAGGATTGAAATGACCACCAACCTGTTTGTTTAACCACACGTCAGAAACCAAAACGTTATTTTGTAGTTGCATTTCTGCTTCGGCTAATAGAGTTTTACCCCAAGAATCATACCAACCTACAATCAGATATTGCTTTACAGACGCGCCAGAAGCAATCATATCATTAACTTCTTTAGATGACGACGTATAGGTCTGCCAATCCGACATTTCAAACCCTTTCTTCGGACCTCGTTTGAAAGTTGATGGTGGAGTTTTAATCCTTTTCCATACTTTCTTTGCTCCTATATATTTTTTTCCATTGTCAAATGTGATTACATAGACGAATCCTATAATGGTATTGAGGTCTACCTCCCTCAATACCTCCCAATGACCATAATTGTTATTCATTTTAATACCTCTTTAATAAAACGTCAAAGGTATTTAACCGCTAATCTTATTTTTGACTACAAAAGACCGGAACTCGTCAAAGCCACCGATATAATCATCATTATAGAAAATCTGCGGCATGGTGGCGATAACTTCTACCCCTGCTCGTTCCTGAATATCTGCAATGATAGAATCAATCTTTACAGGGCGACCGTTTTCGTCTACACCATCATTAACCGGAATGTAGATGTAAGGGATCTTGCGTGACTCACAAAGGCGCTTTGCATTCTGGCAATATTTGCAGTTGTAACCTTCAAAACCAAAAATTTCTACCATATTATACCTCAATATCTACGTTAGTTACATAAACTTCTTGTGTGTCGGAAGACTTGCCACCGGAACGGTCTAGGCAATAGGTCTTATTCAACTGGACACAATTTAAATCATTCCGCTTTATAAAGTCAAGAAG